GGTATCCGTTCTGCTGAAGTGTCATGGCGTTGATTTTACGGTGACTCTTCGACAGTGAAAAGAAAAAGGCCGCAGAGCGGCCATAATTACATTCAAAAATCAATAAGTTACATGATTATCAATAACTTACAGATACACAAAAACACAGCCAACCACAGCAAGTAACAGGGATGTGGTCACTTTGTGGATCATCAGCCAACAAATTTAGCAACAAAATACGCGACCGCCGCCGTGAAAATGGTTGTGCACACTGGCACAATAATGCCACTCCAACGCCACTTCGTATTATCATCAACCTTGTCAAACCGCCGATTCATCTCATCCATAATCTTGTCAAAGCGTTTATCCATCGCTTCGGTAAGCTCACCCTTCAGGCTGTTCATGTCTGATTTGAGCTGCTCTTTCAGGTTAGCTGTATCAGATTTAAGCTCACCTTTCAGATTCGCAATATCGCATTTAAGCTCACCTTTCAGATGAGCAATGTCTGCTTTGAGCTCACCCTTCACCTCACCAACATCGGCTTTGGTTGAGAGGTTTGTAGTGCGTTCAGCAAGCGTCGCAAGGTCGTTTCTTGTTAGCGATAAATCACTTTCGAGTCGCTCAATTCGCCTTTCAAGTTTATCTGACATTCCACCTCCACTACTGCCGCCATCGCCGCCATGATAAAGCACATCACGCTCAGAATGCGACATACTACCTGCTGAATTACCGAAAAGGTTTCTTGCTACATTACCCATTTTCACCATCCTGTGCTTTGTCTTTCTCCAACCACTTCAGCACCGCAGACGTACGGTAAAGGCTCAGGTAACCACAATTCAGGCAATGCAGCGTGTAATAAGTTTTGCGCATATCAGGTATGCTCTTAACATCACCCAAAAAAGTATAAGATACATAATGCTTTATGTTCTCTTTAATTAACTCACTCTGCTCCTCCAAGGGTAGATTGTTAAAATTTTCTGGTTTCTTATTTTTATCCCAGCAAAGATCCATACTTTCAGGCACAGATAATCGAGACGATCCACATGAAGGGCAGACACTGGAAACCCCCTTCTCAGACAAGAAACGGAAGAAGATTTCTGGCGTAATCTCCATCAGCCGCTCCTTATGTTTATTGACACGACTCATCGACTTCTTATTGATTTCATCAGCTTCTTCTTTGCATTTATCTTCTATATATTTCGATAGTAAATAGTCATATAACTCTTTTTTTGTAGGTTTTTTTATTTCCATAGTTACATTCCTCCCAAGGGATTAAACCTCACCGCATCCTGCAGGTAATCCGGCGCAAGATGGGCATAAATCATCGTTGTCTGAATCTTTGCGTGCCCCAGAATTTTCTGGAGCGTCAGAATATTGCCGCCGTTCATCATGAAATGACTGGCGAAGGTGTGGCGCAGCGCATGAACAGCCTGGCCGTCAGGAACATCAGGTGCGACCGTTTTGATGACATCGCGAACCAATGGATAATCCAGCGTCGGAAACACCAGTTTCCCGCCCCGTTTTTTGATCTTTTCAAACAGGCTTTCAGAAATAGGAACGGTACGGTTTTTGCTGTTCTTCGTTTTTGAAAAAGTGATTCGACAATGAAGAACACGGCGCTGCTCCAGTGCCGCTACCTCGCCCCATCGCGCCCCGGTCGACAGAAGGATTTCGACAGCCAGCCGTTCATCGGGATTTTCAGCCAGTGCATCCAGCAACTGAACACATTCAGACTTACTCAGGTATCCCATTTCGCGCTCGTTAACCTTCATTCCTTTAAGGCCTTGAACGGGGTTATCGTTAAGAAAATGGCCGGATGAGATGAGTGCGGTAAACATCGCGCTTAACGCCCCAATCTCTCGATTTATGGTGCTGGGCTGTATCCCCTGCTCTATCCTGGACACACGTAGCTCGGTGAGCATCGTTGTATTAAGTTTATGCACGCACGGGTCATCCATTGCCTCACTCAAGCGCAGCAATTTAAGGCGCGTGTTATGCCCTGACTTCATTAGCTGGCCGTGGTATTTCCACCACAAGTCAATAAGCACTGACAGCGGACGGCGATCAATGGAGTTTCCTTTCCACTCATTGTTATGCTGTTGCGCCAGCACCCACCGCTCATATAAAACTGCATCCGATTTCGTTTTAAATTTTTTGCGAATGCGTTTGCCTTTACGCCCCTCCGGGCGCATGTCAAGAAGATACCCTCCCGGAATTGATTTTATGCTCATTCGTGAAACCCCAGCGTTACAAGACCACCATGCCCCCAGCGCTCCATGATTAGCCGGGCTGTGTGCCAGTCTTGCGGGGTTTTTGAGAAGGCGATGTGCTTTTTGGCCCATCAGGGGAGAGAGACGGACTGATCTGCCCAGCAGCCTCATTTGTTTCGTTACTCATCAACCACGTGGTGTATTTTTTAAAGTTCGGATGCATTGTGATTTTCAGTAAAACCTCCGTCCCCACACCTCTAATACCAGTCTCATATTGCTTAACTGTACCAACCGCAATACCTATTGAATCCGCGAACTTTGCCTGGCTAAGTCCCTCAGATTCTCGAATTGCTTTTAGCTTCTTTGATATCTCTATTGACATGGTGTGCACCTGAATACTATATTGGTTATCAGTTGAGTACCACTTGACGCCACAAAAAGCCACAAATAGCACCAGATTGAATAGGTTATCACATCATGGCAAAAGTCCTGAACACATACGAACAAGCGGATTTTGAGCGTTTGGCGGCGTTCTACCCATACCGTGATGAGCATGGGTTACCTGTGCTTGAAGAAAGCCTGGAAGATTACGCGAAACGCACGAATCAAAGCATTCTTGCGGTAAGAAGGCAGGCCGACAGATCAGTAATCCCCGTCACCCAAGAAGGAAGAAACACAAAACGCAAAGTAAACCTTTTCGCAATATTCCTGAAAACCATCAGGAGCGCAGAGAAATACGTGCAGATGACAAAATAACGAGGTGTAATTTTATGCTGAAGCAACGCCATAATTTTCGTACCGGAACGGAACGCCACGCTAACCGTTTCGCTACCAGTGCATCACGTAGTAACTCCCGCTACAGCCTGAGCGAAACACACGCTACACCTGATGGCCATCCCGTAAAACAAATTGGTGAACACACCTGGCTGATTGAGAAAGCTGGAATCGTGGTTCACAGATGCCAACGCAACCCATTTACCGGAAACCGCATTTTTGCTCTGAGCAACGGCGACACTCAGTTTGGACAGGATTTCACATTGTACGAAGCACTTCGCACGGTTGATCGTCTGCTTCGCGGGCAAAGTTTTATTAAACAGACTGATTTATAACAGGTGCGTTATGACCAAAGAGCATGCACAAGGTGTATTTATCCGTTTTATTGATTTTCGCGGTGAACTGTTATTGCGCGCATCAGCTATTGATGGAGTTGTCCCATCAGAAAAAAATGCAGCTACTTACGTTTATCTGAACGGCACGCGCCTGACCGTAGAACTTCCGTACCAGACTGTACACGGAATCATTAGCGAAGCTGAAAAGGCACGTCAGGTTAATGGCGATGAACCATATATCGAAATTATTTGTATGGATTCAGAAGCTGAAATTCAGAAAGCAGATTAAAGGGCGTTGCGATGGGCAAAGAATATAAAACTCTCATTAACAAAGCACTTGAACGATTTTATTTTCGCTTAAGTGCATCAGGCGCTCATGCTGAACGTGCAGCTCGTGACTCATTGACCAGGGCAATCCGGAGTTTGTATGACGTCGCTTTTTACGCTGATGATCTGGATGCACTTAACGAACTTTCCGAGCTGATCTGTGCCGCAGAATGCGGGGAACATATTGAACCGTATAAGCTGGGGAATATCGCATGAGTATATTTATCTCATGGCTTGTTCTGATTATTTCGGTGGCCTGCGCCATTGGGATTATGCGAATTATTCATTCAGTAAAAAAGATTGAACGCTTTTTCACTGACGAATAACAGCTTAAACAAAACACCAGATTAAACCCGAAAACCTGAAAACTATCCGCATTCGCGGAGGTATTCGCACACGTAAATAACGGAGATATAAAATGAACACAAAAGAAGAAGGCATTATCAACACATTAAAAAAAATATCAGAAGCGGAAGATGAAACGGCTAAAGATGCCGTGAAGCGTAGCCAACATATGGCAGCACTTCACGCACTGACCATTGCAAAAATCACCGCTGACGCAGCCAAAATTATTGAGGAACAGAGCAAAGAAATCGACACTCTTAAAACACAGTCAACAGTTGCAGCCATGAATCCGTCCAGCATTGGACGCTGCATTTATATTCTTGGTTCAGCAATGATGCCGCAATACACCATTATTGCCGAACTGCACGGCAAATACCTGATAACGCCTTACCACACAAAAGAGTCTGAGCTTCTGACAAATCTCCGCCTGATAGAACGCTCTCAAGCTGTATTCATTGATGACGCGCAACGTGCCGTATTTAACGCATAGGGTTACTGGACAAAGGGGGCGCAATGGCAATTAAGCATTTTTCCGTCGTTCGCTTTACCTCCAGAGGGCGCGAATACGAGGTCGACGAACGCCTGATTACCACTATCGACAAACATCGTTCGGAAAAGGATGCGCACCACATCTACCTCACTGACGGCACTTATTTCTGCGCCACCAACGTGGCGCGGGTGAATCTTATCCGACAAGTACAGGAGCCACGCAGATGACCATTCTGGACTACATCGCTACTCATCCGGGGTGTAGCGGCGGAGAGATCGCCGCAGCACTGAATACTCCAACCACAGCCATTAATGCTGAGTTACGCCAACTTTGGCGCGGCGGCTTAGTCATCAGAACAAACCGCAGCACAGGTGGTCGCGCTCGCAAAACTGGAGGCCAGGCTTCTTACCAAGTAAACCCGATGCCGTTCGGGTGTAGCAATCCACTTACTCACATGTTTAACCAGCTACTGAAGGAAGCCAGAACATGAGCACCATCAACCACCAGAAGCTACGCGAACTGGCATTTGCCCTGCAACGAATGGCAACTCCTCAAAAATTACTGGCATTTCGCGCAATGCTCTCGCCGTCTGCTGTGCTGGCACTGCTGGATCAGCTGGAGCACGCCAGAACCACGGCTCCTGCCATTCGCCTGACGCTCCATCATGAAATCGCTGATTTCTGCGCAACGCTGGGGGCACCTGGCGAACCGGAAACGCCGGAAGCAATGCAGCAAGAGCTGCTGCAACGCATTGACAAGGTTTTTGATTTTTTTCTGAACCAGTAAGAAACCAGAACATGCACACACAAAAAAACCGCTTGCCATGCCGCAATCGGTCAGGTTACATTTCCGCTGCACCTCATAAAACGGGTGCCGGGATTCTCAACCCGATACAGAGCAAAGCGCATAACCGCGCCAGCGGTTTTTTTGTGCGTACTGTATTGCCACGTCTTTTTCGCGTCAGAATTATGGCGGGGCGTACGGGGCCGACTTCGGTCGGGCCGGATTCTTTGCTCTCCGGTGTTGAGAACCCTGTACGTCTCGCCACCCCGAGATTCTCAACTCTGGATGGTGAGCTATTTCTATCACCGAGCAAAGAGGCCACACCATGGCAAACCGCAAACAACAGCGCGCATACGCTGCGCGTCGTCACATCCAGACTGAAATCAACCGTAGACTTTTCCGCGCATCACGCGTCGCGCAAATCATGCACATCAATATGCTGCATGAGCGCAGCCACGCGCTATCGAACATCTATTCCGCCTCTGTTTTCAGCTATCTGGCGGATGATCTGCGCGAGCTGCAACAACTCTTCCAGCAGCAAAACAAACTCCATTAATTCCTGTTCCGGGCCTTTCCTGCACCTTGCGGCGGGAGGCCTTCGCACATCTGTAGTAAAGAGAATTGCAGCATGATTGACGCTCATGACTTCACAAGATGGGTGCGCACACAGGACACCCGTCTGGCTCCCGTTCTTCAGGGATTATTTGATCTCTACATCCGTGGTCGTGACAACAGAGCACGCACCACAAAACCGGAGAATGCAGACACCCTTTATTTCACAGTAGACGACTGCTACCGCGTGGACTTCACACCACACGGGCTGGCGTTGCACTGCCTGACACCACACGGAGAATCACTGCTGGCGTATTACGACTCCCCGGCCTCCGTATTTGCGGCAATGCTGGCGCATCGCACTGCTGGCGGGTGTGCCTCGCTGAGTGAATACACCGCTGAATTTAACCGCCTTTCTGCCCTCTTCTCGCAGGAGTGGCAGCGCGTGACGGGATACCAGCCATGAATGAGTTTGCATGGAGCTGGAATGAACCACGGCCAGCCATTGATCCGGCCAGATTTACGGAGCACAGGCAGGAAACTGAAACCGACCTGCAACGCGCCATCCGTTACTACCTTGAGGCAGACAAAAAGGCTCTGGAAGAACAGGAAGCGAAGGAGGAAGCCTTTTTCGCACAATCCACCGTGGGTAAAAAACTCATGGCATCCCTTGAGGAAGCCGGACAGCGTGAAAAGCTGGCACAAAGCATCATCAGCAAGCGTCAGGCAACAGAACAAGACCCGGTGGCCCGTGCTTTTGCCACACTGAAGGTGCTTCCCGTTTATCTGCGTGAACCTCTGAGCCGCCACCTCTCTTTCCTGCGCAAAAAACAGGAAGCCGATCGCCAGAAAGGCAAAAAGAGCTGGCAGGCTGAACGCTACGCGCGCGGAACCCTGCGCAAAATATTCGAACGCCTGGACCGCACCGACCACCGCTGGCTGACACCGGGTTATCGCTCCCTTGCCGGACGCGAACGCCTGGATGATTTGCTTTACCTGCCGCAGCTCAACAAGCACCAGATACAGACGCTGGCCACCATGACGGCGGCGATGTTCAGCAGCACCTTCGAAAAACTCTGCGATGGCTTTGGCGCGACCGATGGTGAGCTGACCATGGAGGTGGCACTGAAGGCGTATCAGATGCTGGCCCGCATGGCGTTACACCTGCACGCCATGCCTCCACATTATGACGCACTGACAACAGACAAAGACCGCAAGAACGAACCGGACACGGAACTGCTGCCGGGCGCAATCCTCCGCCTGACCTGTGCGGAATGGTGGAAACGCAAACTGTGGCTGTTACGTTGCGAGTGGCGGGAAGAACAACTCCGCGCCGCCTGTCTGGTTTCCAGAAAAACATCGCCCTATCTGAGCCAGGACGCGTTAAGCGAGTTTCGCGCACAGCGCGAGAAAACACGCGATTTCCTGAAAAGTTTCATGCTGGAAAACGAAGACGGGTTCACGATTGATCTCGAGACGGTGTATTACGCGGGAGTAAGTAACCCGGTCCACCGTAAAGCAGAAATGATGGCCACCATGAAGGGGCTGGAACTTCTGGCCGAAGCCCGTGGCGACAGAGCGGTGTTTCTGACTGTCACCTGCCCGTCAAAACACCACGCCACAACAGAGAACGGTCATCCGAATCCCAAATGGAACGGGGCCACCATGCGCGACTCCAGCGATTACCTGGTTAACACGTTTTTTGCGGCGGTCCGCAAAAAACTGAACCGCGATGGCCTGCGCTGGTATGGCATCCGCACGGTGGAGCCTCACCATGACGGCACCGTGCACTGGCATATGATGGTCTTTGCACATCCGGACGAGATTGAAACCATCGTGTCCCATGTCTGCGATATTGCCATTCAGGAAGACCGCCACGAGCTGGGCGATGACATAACTCCGCGTTTTAAGGCTGAGTACGTAGACGGCTCAAAAGGCACACCAACCAGCTACATCGCCACCTACATCGGAAAGAACCTGGACAGCCGCGCCGTGGATGGCATCGACCCGAAAACGGGCAAGCCACGCGTTGACCACGAAACCGGAAAATCAATGGCCGAGAGCGTGGAGCGCGCCATCGGCTGGGCGCGCCTTCACCGGGTCCGTCAGTTCCAGTTCTTTGGCATCCCCTCCCGTCAGGTGTGGCGTGAACTGCGCCGCCTTGCCAGCCAGATGGCACGCAATCCGGAAGGCCCGCAACGGCTGAAGGATGATGCAATGGATGCGGTACTCGCTGCCGCTGATGCCGGGTGTTTTGCCACCTACATTGAGAAACAGGGCGGCGTACTTGTTCCACGCAAAGACTACCTGATTCGCACCGCCTACGACCTCGCAGATGAGCTGAACGATTACGGCGAGCAGAGTGTACAGATTTACGGGATCTGGTCGCCGCTCATCGGGGAGTCTTCCCGTGTGTGCACACATCCGGATAACTGGAAGCTGGTAAGACGCAAACCGGAAGCGGAAGACAGCGCCCGCGAAAATGGTTTTGACCTTCAGGGCGGCCCTGCCGCCCCTTGGACTCGTGGCAATAACTGTCCCCGTGTACAGGAAACGGACAACAACGGGACAGAACAGCCGGAAGAACGGCCAGCACCGTGGCCGCAGCTCCCTGATGGCGTTGAAGTGAACGAATGGATGCGCTCACTGAAACGGCATGAACGCCGGGCGCTGATGCGTTCGCTTCATGATAAACAGGTAAAAAACAGCAGTGATGAAATGCAGAGCTGGACACAGAGCCGCAAACAGCAGCGGCCTTTGCCTGATAACCACGAATTACTCGCTAAAGAATGGCGGGAGTCTGCCGAATCTCTCGGCCTGCATATCGGTGAACAGCAGATGCAGCACCTGTTACGGGGCGGCAGCCTGTACGTTGACGGCAGCATCATTGCACCGCAGGGATTTGAAATTGTACGCAAACCGGATACCCGCCCGGACAGCCGAATCACGCAGCTCTGGCAGCGCCTGAGCCGTAATCACGGCGTAAGCAGCACGGAGATCCGCCATAACCCGGTCGCCAGCTATCTGGAACAGCTGGGGGCATCAGACCCCGAAGCCGCCGCACGCCTGGCATCCACACTTCAGCAAGACCAGAACACCATGAAAACCCCCGTTACCGTGCTTTCTGACATGCTGCGCGCCATCCGCGACGCAGAGCACGCACAGAGAATCAGTGAAACCACTGAACGCGCCCGCCGCAAAGCAGACCTGCTGCGGGGTGGCCTGACCAGTGGAAACAAAAAACAGACAGAAACGGGATTCACAAATCCCGTAAATGAGCAAAAAACGCGCCGCGATATATGAAGCGCGCATAAAACAGGCAAAAACGGGATTTCAGAATCCCGTAAACGATTAATTAATCAACATAAGGAAAAGCGACATGAAAATTTGTATCGACGACGGCTCCACCAACATCAAGCTGGCATGGACTGAGAACGACGAACGCCGCAACGCCATCAGCCCGAACAGCTTCAAGTCGGAATGGTCTGCGCCGTTCGGTGGCACGCAGCCCGCGAACTACATGCTTGATGGCGTGCGCTATGGTTTTGATCCGGTCAGCGATCGCTTTGTCCAGACGACCGACACGCAATACCAGTACAGCGATGTGAACGTAATTGCCATTCATCACGCGCTGGTCAAATCAGGCATCACGCCACAGGAGGTGGATGTGGTTGTCACCCTGCCACTGAGCGAATATTTCGACACAAACGCACAGCCGGACATGGCCAACATCAACCGCAAAAAAGCGAACGTTATGCGCCCGGTGGAGTACCAGAACGGCGAAGCATTCACTATCCGTAACGTGCGGGTTATGCCTGAATCCATTCCGGCTGGCTTTAAGGCACTGGCTGACATGAGTCCGTTTGAATCCCTGCTGATTGTGGATTTGGGCGGAACCACGCTGGATGTGGCAAAGGTTCAGGGACAACTGGCAGGTATCAGCCAGGTATTTTGCGATCCACACGTAGGCGTTTCCCTGATGGCCGATGCCGTACTGTCGGTGATGGCCACTAACGGTATGCGTACCAGTCACCACATCGCCAATACCATTATCGAACATCGCCATGATGAAGCCTGGCTGCGCCAGCACATCCACAATGACGCGCATTACGCCAGCTTGATGGCGGTTATTCGTGAAAAGGAAGAAACACTGAAACAACGCGTGATCCGCGCGCTGGCGGGTTTTTCGGGTTACGGGCGGGTGATGGTTGTCGGTGGCGGGGCGGAGATTGTGGCACCCGCTATCCGCGAAGCCTGCGGAGTTAATGCGACTTTCATCGCGGACGGGGTGCCACAGTTTGCTCTGGTTAATGGGCTGTACGCAATGGACAAGGAGTAAACCAATGACGACACCAACCAGACGGATAAGTTTCTATCTGAAGCCCGCCGCCGTCAAGAACGAAGGCGAAGCATGCACCTGGCTGGACAGCCTTACACCAGAAGCCCGCAAAAGCGGCCAACGTGTGGCTTTTCTGGCCGGGCTGGCACTTCTGAAAATGAATCCGGCAGAGGCTTACCGACTGGCTGCATGGGCTGACGATGAGGCGTTATCAGTGACACAAACCAGGACAGAACGCCCCGCGTCACAGCCAGTACCAACCTCACAGATAACCAGTCGGATGGCCGGAAATATCAGGGCGTTATTTCCCGAATAACACAACATCAGGGCGCATCCGCCCTGATGACTTTAATCCGGGAACATAAACAAGGGGGACACAATGCAACACATTGACAGAGAAAAAGCGCAGCGACTGATTGAGCGGATGGAAGCGCTGGCGAAAGAAGAAAATGTCAACATCCAAAAAATAGCTGAATGTGGCCAGATAGTTCTTCGTCGTGAAAAAGACCTCAAACAACTGATGTCTGGCGAAACCAGCAAAACATGGACTTCAGGCGAGGAGACGATTTATTGCAGCTTCTGCAATAAATCTCAGTACGAAGTCACAAAGGTGATTGCCGGACCGTCTGTTTGCATCTGCAATGAGTGCGTGGATTTGTGCAATGAAATTATCAGGAGAGAAGTGACAGACAAAAAGGGAAAAACGCATGAACAGAAAACAAAAACAAGAGTTGAAATACTTTTTACGTAAAGAAATTGCCAGGCTTGAAGATGCAGAATCACAATCATCAGAAATTCCGTTCGGAATGGATATCAACGACGCCCGTATGCTCCAGGCATACCGCATAGCTCAGGCTGCACTACAGGCAAAACCGTCAGATGGACTGGTTAGAGCAGTACGATTCTATGAACTGGTAAAGCGTGAGAATCCGCCAGCCGAAACCGGAGCATGGAAAGACGCTGTTGACTGGGTACTCAAAGAGGCTTGTCAGGTTGTAAACACTGGCATCAAAGGAGACCTAGCCCAGCCTGCATCAAAGCTATAG